TTACGACAGCAGCGGATGGAACAACGGGTTAATTGGCAACAACAACCAACTTGGGCGCTATCAAATTTCAACTGTAGTATTAGAAAACTACGGATTATTGGCTGCAGGATCNAATGCATATTATGGCACAGATTGTATATACTATAGACATTGTTGGCAACAAAATGTAATACCTAGAAGCAACGGCAACGGCAACTATGCTTATAATATAACCAACTATGTTGATTTTTTAAACAATCAATCTGCACAAGATCACTTAGCATATCAACTATTGTTTGACATAAATGTAGCATTAAGTCAAAACGGAGCGTTAACATCAACCGACACCGAAGACATCATTGCTGGTATGATGTATGTTGGATGGCAACTAGGTACAGGCATCGGATCAGGATACCAGTACCCGTCAGGGTCGGGAGCATGGGCATGGAGATATCATGCCATTGGCGATGGTGTTAATGCATATGTTAGTGGCCGTTATTCTGTAGTTATTTTAAGTCAATAAATACTATTATGAGTACATACCGCGGATTTAGCACATTACAAAATTACAAAACGTATACTCTTACGGATTTTCAGTTGGCTCAACAAGACCTTATTAACTATTTTAGTATTAAAAAAGGTGAAAAGTTGATGCAACCAAATTTTGGAAGTGATATATGGGCTACATTATTTGAACCATTAGACGAAACAACACAGGCCATAATCACCGCTGACATCAATAAAATAGTTAACTACGATCCAAGATTAGCAATAACAGAAATTAATGTGACTAAACAAAACAACGGTTTCTTAATTCAAATGAATATCAGCTATGTTCCTACGGATGAAACTGCAACAATTTTATTAAACTTTGACCGCAATAGTCAGACATTAACCACTGGTGCAAGTAACCCAATTACAGGTGCGTTGATCGGTTGATATACTACCGCTAATTAACTGGCCATATTATAACCTAAATAAATACTGTATATAGGTAAAAAATATGGCACAAACCACACGTCAATCAAGTCTACTAGTAAACCAAGATTGGACCAAAGTCTATCAAGCGTTTACTAACGCTGACTTTACTAGTTACGATTTCCAAACTCTGCGCAATAGTATGATCAACTATTTGCAGACTTTTTACCCAGAGACTTTTAACGACTTCTTAGAAAGCAGTGAGTATCTAGCACTCATTGACATGATTGCTTTCTTGGGGCAAAGTCTTGCGTTTCGCACAGATTTGAATGCACGTGAAAACTTTATTGATACTGCACAACGTCGTGACAGTATCTTAAAACTAGCTCGTATGTTGAGCTACAATCCCAGCAGAAATGTGGCGGCACAAGGACTCTTAAAGATTGATAGTATTCGTACAACAGAATCAATCTACGACAGTAATAACAATAATCTTGCTAATGCTACAGTTAACTGGAACGATATTACCAACGATAGTTGGCTTGAACAATTCACTGCCATTGTCAATGCAGCATTGGTAACTGAAGAACAAATTGGTAAACCTGGTAATAGCAAGTTAATCAACAATATTCAAACAGATGAATATACAATCAATTTAAATCCTAGCGTTTTGCCAGTAGCCCCATTTACAGTAAATGTGCAAGGATCATCAATGGGATTTGAGGCAGTGAGTGCTACTACTGCTGGACAGAATTACATATACGAAAGTGACCCTACAAAACTAGGCGCATTTAATATTTTATATCAAAATGACAACAATGGTAATGGTAGTAATAACACAGGATTCTTTTTGTTCTTTAAACAAGGAACATTAAATGTTACAAATTTTAATATTACTAATGCCATCCCAAATAACTATGTTCCAGTTAATACAAACAACATAACAGATACTGACCAATGGTTATACGCATTAGATGTAAACGGAAACCCAACCACATTGTGGACACAAGTTCCTGCATTGCCTGGTATCAATGTAATTTATAACAATTCGACTGATAAAAACTTATATCAAGTCAATAGCTTAAACAACGATCAAGTCAATATTGTTTTTGGTGACGGAAGTTTTAGTAATATCCCACAAGGTGCATTTAGTTTTTTCTATAGAACTGCCAATGGTCAAACATATACCATTGGTCCTGACGATATGGCCGCAGTTACTATTAGATTTAATTATATTAGTAAAAATAATATAGTAGAAACGTTAACTGCTACTGCAAGTTTAAAATACACAGTGGCCAGTGCAAATGCTGCTCCAAGTACTACCAGCATTAAAACTCTAGCTCCACAAAATTACTATACACAAAATCGTATGATTACCGCGGAAGATTATAATATTTTCCCATTAACCAACTTCACTAGCATACAAAAAATCAAAGCATTGAATCGTAGCAGTAGCGGAGTTAGTTTATACTTAGATGCCATTGATCCCACTGGTAGCTATTCTAGTACAAATATTTTTGGTGATGATGGCACAATATCCGCCAACAACACCATCAAGTCTACTACATTTAGTTTCTTAACAACCAATGACATCTATTCTGCAATCTACAATGATATTATTCCAATTGTTGAATCCACAGAAGTAAAAAATTATTTTTACGGAACTTACCCAAGATACAATGTGTCCACGGTTGGTGCAAATGTATCTTTTGAACAATACACTAGCTCAACTTCAACTAGTTCGGGTTACTTGCAATTGGCTGGTAACACATTGCCAGTGGGAGTAAGTGTCAGTGGCAATCTAGGAAACTTATATTACATCAACACAGGAGCATTGTTACAATTTAGTGCACCCACTGGCTATTATTTTGATAGCCAACATGCGTTACAATCAGGAACTCCTGTTGCGGCCGGAGATACTATTTCTTTTTATTCTGCAGTCACTGGTATAGTACCACAAACAAGCGTATCAACTCCAAATTTGGTCACATTAGGCACAGTTGTTCCCACTGGTGCAATTTTAAGTGACATTGGGTTACAAGGTAATGCCGCAATTATTCCTACGTATACAACAGGATTTAATGCAAACTTAGTAACAATAATGGTTAGCCAAATACAGGCAAAAGTTAATTTTGGTCTAAAATTTGATCAAACAGTTATTAACGGTGACGGGTCAAGAGGTGCTTGGACAAACATATTACCAAGTAATATCATAACAGACAACACCTGGACGTTAAAATTTACTTATAGCCAAGGCCTGTATAATGTTCAATATAAAGTAATTGATTATACATTTGCTAGCGATGCAGAAACTAATTTCTATTTTGATCCCAGTGTGACTGTGTATGATTCAGCGACAGGATTAAGTATTACTGATTCAATTAAAATATTAAAAATAAACACAAAATACGATACATCAGTGCCATTGGGACAAGACTTATCCTGGCAAATATACGACACAGTGACAGAGTCTGATGGCTATGTTGATCAACGTCAAGTACGTGTTACTTTCCCTAGCACACAGATGCTTGGCGTACCAGACAATCCTGACTTATACACTTTGGTTGCTAATACTGCACCTAGTAGGTCTAGTTTGTATTTCCAGTACAAACACAATGCACCTGCCCGTAGTCGTGTTGATCCAACTCCAGTAAACATAATGGATTTGTATATATTAACAGCTGCTTACAGTGGCGACTACATTGCATGGCTACAAGATTTAACAGGTACTGTACCAGAACCTGTTCCCCCAACTAGTAGCAGTTTAGAAGTAGCATATTCCACTTTAGAAAAATACAAAACTACTAGCGATAGTCTAGTATACAATCCAGCAAAATTTAAACCTTTGTTTGGTGCCAAAGCAGATCCTAGCCTGCAAGCAAACTTCCAAGTGGTTATTAATCCTGCAGTTGGTATTTCTGCAAACGAAATAAAAACATTAATTATCAATGCAATGAATGCTTATTTTAATCCTGCTAACTGGGATTTTGGAGACACATTCTATTTTTCAGAGTTGGCAGCATATTTGCACGCTACACTTGCACCAAACTTAGCAAGTATTGTAATTGTTCCTACTAACAACAGTTTAATATTTGGTAACTATTTTCAAGTCAATGCTGAACCTTGGGAAATAATCACTTCTGCCGCAACTGTTAACAATATAGAAGTAGTAAGTGCAATTACTGCTGCATCGCTGAACTTGAATCCAAATTACATCTTGGGATAATAAATGGCTCTTTTTAACACAATTAATTTTTTACCTTCCGTATTCCAAACTGTAACTAATCAACGGTTTTTAGGCGCCACTCTTGACCAGTTAGTAACTGATGCAGTGAATGTCCCCACTGACGGATACATTGGGCGTACATTTGCCCCAACATATCAAGCCGGGGACAATTATATTCCTGAACTCAACGAGTTAAGAAAAAATTATCAACTTGAGGCTAGTGTAGTTGTTACTGATAAAAACAATAATATTGAATTTAATGCTGGATTCATTGACTTATTGAACAGCCTATATTCAAACGGCGGAATAGTTAATAATCAACAAAGACTATTTGCGGGAGACAAATACAATTATGATGGCCATTTTGATTATGATAAGTTTGTAAACTATTATAATTATTATTGGTTGCCCAACGGCCCATTGGACGCAAACGGAAATCCTACGTCAGTGGCAGTATCAGCAGCAGGTACACCGTACTCGGCAATTTATACAGTTACACGCAATACCGCACTAGGCGGATATGTTTTTAGCGGATTAGGTACACAACCTAACTTGCCGTTGACATTGGCACGCAGCGGAACTTATCAATTTGTTATTAACCAGCCTGGCATTAACTTTTGGATACAAAGTGATTCTGGCATTGCCGGAACTAAATCTAATCTTCCATCTGTCAGCACACGTTCTGTGTTTGGAGTCAAAAACAACGGCACAGACAGCGGCACAATAACATTTACAGTACCGTCATCATCTAGTCAAGATTTCTATGCCAATATGCCAGTTGTGGCCAATGTGGATGCTGCGGTTAACAATTTAAAATACAAAGATATACAAGGACAACTTCTTAGTACATTCTTAGCCAACAACGGATCTGGTATAGATGGTATTAACAATTCATTGTCTGGGAAAAAATTTATTTTTGTATACGAGATAACAACTGATGCAGACTGGACAGTTAACGGTGTAACTATCCCTGCAGCACAACGCAATAGTGTTTGGCAAATTACGGTTAACAATACAAATGGCATTATGTCTCTTAATCCGGTGCAAACAGTTACACCTCTAACCAAGGTTTCTATCACATCTGGTAAAACATATGCAAGCGTGCAGTTTTGGTTAAACAATAATTTTCAATATTTAACTATTCCAAATATAACTGCTGCTCAAGAGTTTTTGTATTACCAAGACAGCCTAAACCCTGACTTTAACGGAGTGATTAAACTGGTTGACAACTCTTCGGCAGTCATTGATGTAGAGGCTGAAATCATTGGAAAGACAGGATATGTTAGTCCCAATGGAGTACTGTTTACTAATGGATTAAAAATACAATTTGATGCAACTGTGACTTCTGCTACTTACGCTGGTAATCAATATTATGTCGAAGGAGTTGGTACTGGCATGACATTGGTACCAGTGTCAGAATTGGTATCGCCTATTCCTGTTGGGGCATTTGGAATTGACACCAATGAAGAAGCAGATTATATAACCATTAACCGTGCTAGTCAAGACAGAAATCCCTGGTCGGTTGGTAATCACTGGTTTCATAAGGATGTTATTGAAGCAACTGCCAAATACAACAACGAACAGGTGACTATTGCTAGTTATGGTCCAAACATCGCCGGACGTCGCCCTATTATTGAATTTGAGCCCAACTTACAGTTGTTTAACTATGGCAAACAAGCTGGCAATAAGATAACTTACATTACATTTGAAGCAACAGATGCATTTGCAGACATTGAAGGGCAAAGAACTTATACTTTAGATGGGCACGTATTAAAAAATGGCGACCGTATTGTTTTTGCCAATGATTATGACATTACCATTGTAAATGAAATTTGGGAAGTGCAAATACAAGAAGTCAGTGCTGGTATACAATACTTGACCTTGGTTGAAACCACAGATGATCCAGTGTTACCCGGACAAAACTTTTTAGTAACCAGTGGGTTGCACGCTGGTAAAATTTATCAATATAACGGAACTTGGAATTCTATTCCTTGCCAAATCAAATATACTTTAAATCAACCTCCTTTGTTTGATCTAGTAGACAGCAACGGTTATAGTTTTGCAGACACTACTGTTTATCCTGGTAGTACATTTGCTGGAACACAATTCTTTGGATATAATGTTCCCACAGTCTCGGCCGGTTCGTTTATTGTAGGGTCAACCTACACAATCACATCCGTTGGTACAACAGACTTTACTGCAATAGGGGCAAGTGCAAATCAGTATGGCATTACTTTCACAGCCACTGGTGTTGGTACTGGTACAGGCATGGCTTGTTCAGTATCTTTGGCAGATACCCTACTAGGATTTCCATTAACATATCAAAACTTTAACAATATCGGCGATATCCAGTTTAGCAATTATTACGATACAGATACATTTACATACGTAGAAAATCAATCCGTGGTTGCTGTTAACTGTAACTCTGGTTACCTTAATAAAAATTCCGGACTTACTACTAGTACAAAACTAAACAATTGGGTCAGTAGCATTGAAGTAACAGAGCAGTTTCAAACATTTACTAATTTCTTCAATGGAAGAACATTACCATTAAATGGAGTTGAGACTGCATATGTACCCATTGATGTATTGCCAGTTACTCAAAAAACAATCCCTCATATTAAAGTTTATCTCAATAATAATTTGTTAATGGGTCCTGGCACAGCTACAAATCCACAAGACTATCAGATTAGTCAATTTGGAATTTATAATGCTATAACATTAACTACATTGCCAACTGTTGGTGATAAAATTGATGTTAAGATTTTTAGCAATACTGCAAGTTCCTTGGGCTACTACGAAGTGCCTGACAACTTAGATTTTAACGCATTAAATGAAAATTTTGAAACAATCACTTTAGGGCAAATAAGAACACACTACAATACGCTAATAGAGAATAAAGCAGTAGGTACAACAACAACTCCGCCATTGCAAGACAGTTACCTAAAACAACAAGGTGGTACAATATTAAAACATGATTCTCCGTTGGTTTATGCAATGACTTTCTTAGCTGATCCGACAGTTAATTTTGAAAACGGAATAAATCTAGCCAGAAGAGAATACACTAAATTTAAAAATAAATTTTTAAATCTCAGTACAACACTAAGCACACTGAACTATTCTGATGTTGCTGGAAGCGTTGATAAAATATTGCAGAACATTAACGGAATAAAAAATAGTAGTTTTCCTTGGTATTATAGCGACATGGTACCTCAAGGCAGTAACTATTTTACCATAACATATAATGTAGTTAATGCAAGACAGACACAATATGAAATTAGCAGTATCTTTAATAATACTGTTATCAGTAATCGTTCTGTATTAATTTATGTCAATGGCGTGCAAAAAACAGTGGGCGCGGATTATAATTTTAGTTTAGTAAGTCCGTCGGTGACATTCACCAATACACTAACAGTCGGAGATGTTATTGTAATCAGAGAATACAGCAGCACTGACGGAAATTATATTCCCGAAACTCCTAGTAAGTTAGGACTCTATCCTTCGACTCCACCGGAGATTTATGTAGATAATACATACCAGACTCCTACTACAGTTATTCGCGGTCACGATGGTAGTTTAACTCCGGCATTTGGTGATTTCAGAGATCAATTTTTGTTGGAGCTTGAGTTAAGAATCTACAATAATATCAAATCAAACTATGCTAATAATCAAATTGATTTATCTGCAATCACTCCTGGACGTTTTAGAACAACTGATTATTCGTTGGCTGAATACAATCAAGTACTAGCGCAACATTTTTTAACCTGGGTTGGATCTAATAGTGTAGACTATACTTCTAACAGTGGATACAGTCCAAATAATCCATGGACTTGGAACTATGGAGAATTTCCAGACATAGTTGACGGTACATATTTACAAGGTTTTTGGCGTGCAATATACAAATATTGGTACGACACTGATACCCCTAATCTAACTCCCTGGGAGATGCTAGGGTTTAGTAGCAGACCCAGCTGGTGGACAAAACGTTATGGTCCTGCACCTTATACCAGCGGCAATACATTGCTATGGGAAGACATGGAAGCAGGATATGTTTGGAATAACGGAACTCCTTACACTAACACAAACTATGCAAGACCTGGATTGACCACTTTAAATGGTCGTGGATTTGTCCCAGTTGATTCTGCAGGAAATTTACTAACCCCAACTCAGATTCCGGTATTTAAACAATATAATTATTCTGGCGCCAGCAGTAATTTTTCAGTTGGTCAGCAAGGTCCGGTAGAAACAGCTTGGCGCAGAAGCAGTGATTATCCTTTTGCAGTACAAAATACCCTGGCATTATTATATCCAGCCAAGTATTTTGCAACACAACTAGATACTTCAAGATTTTATAAAAATTCAGCCACTGGGCAATTCACAGACTCTAGTAACCGAGCAATTGCACCTAAGTTACTAACAGTCAACGGAGCAACAGTCAATGGAACTGTGCAAAGGACCAGTGGATACATTAATTGGATTGCAGACGGGATTAAAAATCTAGGAATGGATCCAGCGGCATTGATCACCGAATACTTTACCAATTTGTCTGTACAACTAAATTATAAGGTCGGCGGATTCATTGATCAAAATTTAATCACAATATCTGCAGAACAAACAACACCTGGCTCTACCAATGCATCTGTTATTATTCCCGATACAAACTATAAGGTATATCTTAGTAAATCTGTACCAGTTTCATCATTGATATATAGCGCAGTTATTATAGAGTTAACTTCCTTGGGCTATAGTGTCAAAGGATACGATACAAACAATCCATTTTTTAGTATTATTCCTAGTATTGCCAGTGGCAATGTGATACCTGTGACTGCTAATAATATAACTGTGCAACTGTATCAAGATAAAACAAATACAGTGCAAACTGTTCCTTATGGTACAACATTTACCAGCATACAACAAACTGCTGATTTTTTATACAGTTACGAAAGATATTTGATATCACAGGGACTGGTATTTAATACGTTTAATCCAGATTTAAATATTGAACAAAACTGGACTCTGAGCATTCAAGAATTTATGTATTGGGCACAACAAGGCTGGGCACCTGGCAATGTTATCATATTAAATCCAATTTCAACACAGTTAGAATTAAATGTTCCCGGTGCAGTTATTGATGAGATCAATAATACCAGTAACGGTAATAGAATCTTAGATGAAAACTTTAATCCGATTAAGAGTAATTTCTTTAATATTATACGTACCGATGGCCCTGATGGTAATAGATCTTTGATAAGCACTATCAACGGATCAACTATTGCTTATGCACATCTGAGCTTGGTACAGTATGAACATGTATTGGTATTTGATAATGTTGATGCCTTCGGGGATATCATTTATATTCCTAGTCAAGGAACCAGACAATATCGTTTAAAATTGAATGGCACCAAAACTGGAGCTTGGAATGGCGCATTGAGTGCTCCAGGATATATCTATAGTAACCCAAATTTAAAAACTTGGTCTACTGGCACAGATTATAAACTCGGCGACATTGTTATATATAACAATAGATACTATACTGCAAGTCAGGACATACCAGCTGCAACAACGTTTAACTTGTCTCTATGGACTCCAATTAATCAGAGCGATATACAAACTGGGTTACTAAGTAATTTTGCATTAAATGCCGAAGAGTTTGTGAACTTTTATGATGTAGATAACCCACCACAGAATAAAATTTATCAAGAATATGCGTCGGGTTTGATTGGCTTCAGACAACGCCAATATTTAACAGACTTAGGTGTTAGTTTACCCACACAGACCAAATTCTATCAGGGATTCATCAAGCAAAAAGGTACAAACAATGCTATCAATGCGCTGACAAAAGCCAACTTTAACAATGTTCAAGGTAACTTGAATGTTTATGAGGAATGGGCATTCTTGGCTGGAGTTTACGGTGGAGTAAACAGCAATCAGTTTAAAGAATTTGTATTGGATCAAGCTGTATTCAATACTAATCCTGTTGCGTTTACCATTGGCGACACATATAGTACTGCAAATGCTATTATAGATTTTACATTGGCAAATATTTATAATGCTAGCAATCTGTATACTACAAGCACATCAGTATATACTAATCGTACAAATACTTCTTATATAGAAGATTTGCCTACCACTGGATATATGAATCTTCAAGACATTGATTATACTATATTTGATATTGCTAATATTAATCCTACTACAGAAAATATTACCAACTTGGGCGCAGGAAGCAAAATTTGGGTAGCAAAGAATTTTAGTGGACAATGGGATATACTTAGAGCAACAGAAACAAATTTAACTGCAACTGTATTAAGTTATGTTTTAGATAACTACGCACAGTTAACTTTTAATAATGCTCACAATTTTAATACCGGTGATGTATTCATATTAAAATATTTTAATAATTCATATGACGGAATTTATACCATTGTTAATGTACCTAACTTAACAACAGTGGTTATTGCCATAAATGACATTACCACTGGGTCAGCGTTGAACTCATTGAGCCCGTTAAAGAACTTGATGAGAGTATCTCATGTTAATGGAACAGGAACAGTATATCGTCTGACTTCGGCTCACGTGTCTACAGTCACAGATTTGGTTAACTTACCAGTACCGCCTAATGGTTGGTTAGATAATGATCATGTATGGGTAGACAACGCCAGTTCTGATGGGTGGGCAACATACACATACAATAAAACATGGCAAGCAAATTCATCTATTAGAATAACTGCTAACTCCGCAGTTAATAATTCTTACTTTGGGCATGTTACACGAATTAGCACAGACACTAATACAATATATGTAGGTAGTCCAGGTACACAACAAGTGCAGTTATTTGCCAATGTAACCGGAACTTATACCGCGACTACTACTCTATCAAATGTGGATAGCAGTTTTGGTACTGCAATAGAAACACAAGGCAATTTGTTGGCTGTCGGGGCACCTGTTAGCAGCAATGTACATGTTTATTTAGGAACGACACCAATACAAACTCTACATTCAACTGACGCTATGGAGTTGTTTGGCAGCAGTATATCAATGAGTGCAGATCAACATTGGTTGTATGTTGGCGCACCAGAGTCGGGTAATGTAAAAGCATTCTGGACTGCTACTGTAGGAACAAATACCAACTACTGTTACATAGCTACCATTGGCACCACAACAGGCAACTTTGGACAAACTGTTAAAACCAACAGGGACGGGTCTATTGTGATTGTCGGTGCGCCTGCGGCCAATACTACAAAAACACAAAACGGCAATGTTTATGTTTACACTAGAACTGCTAACAGTTTTGTGTTAAGCCAAACTTTAACTAGTCAACATCAAAACAACTATGCCAATTTTGGTACCAGTGTAGATATTGACAGCACGGCCACAAATCTATTCATTGGTGTTCCTGGGTCTACAGCAGCTGGATATGCCAATGGACAAGTTGAAAGATATGTATTGACGGGATC